ATGGTGAAAATGGCTGGATTGTCTTATGCCTGTAGATTTTATCTCAAACTCCCCCATTTCACAGCATCCACCCATACGAAACCCTCATATTGCCTTTTGGCCTTCACGCGTACGCGCGCGCGCAGGTTATAATGTGTCGGGGAAACGTATGGCGTATTGGCCTGAATCCAAGTGTACATACGTAGCGGGCGGGGCTGGCTGGGCTGCGTATTGCGTATTGGCCGTGCGCAAATCGTACATATGCTAGCTCGCCACTGGTGGCAGGCTAGAGCACAACCTACAGGCGTAAAAAAACCCCGGCCATTCCTGGCCGGGGTCTAGATGTATTACAGGGCAATCTCGTCGCTAATCTCACCCATCGCGGTCTGGTAGGCTGAGGTCTTCTTCAGCCGGTCCAGCACCGCTGCCTTGGTTTCCTTATTGGCTGGCTTGCCAGCCTTGGCCAGGAAAGCCAGCGTGAACCGTTCGAGCGCGTCGGCCACGGATTCGGCCTTCGTCCGCTCGTTACCTTCCTTCGTTTTCTCACCCGTTTTGATTCGGAGGAACTTAAATCCTCCCTGGACCTCAAGCGCATCCCGCAGCGCGGCATCTTCGCGGCTCAATCCGCCAGCCACGCGGCCCACGGTCCCGTCCAAGATCTTTTGAACGGCTGCCTTTCGCGCCTTTGCCCGCTGCTCGTCCGTCCCGCCTGCCTTGTCAGTCAGCGCGGCGGTAGACCGTTGCACGATAACGCCGCAGGCGTATTCGCACAGATAGGCGATGTAATCAGGCGTCCAAGCATCAACCGAGATTGTATGCTTGTAGCCTTCGCCCTTGCTTGACGAGATATCGAAGTTTGACAGTTTCACTGTGAAATCAGACATTTACGTTTCCTTAGATAGGTGAAGGGTACGCGCCCGGCGTTCGCCGAACGCGAGAACGCATGGTGCCTGCCCCGGTCGCGCGATGCGCGTGGGTCTGTCCATGTACCAGATTGTTAAAGAACGGCCCGGCGAACCGGGCAATATCATCACCATACGCGCACCGCGCCGTGCCGTCAAGCTTCCCGCGCTCAGGCCGCCTGGGTGATTTGGGGTTTTGATTCCTGGCCACGCTCGGCGACCCCCGGGTGCTCGTTTTTCGTGTGCGAATACTACTATGGACCGTGGTCTCAAAACCAACCCACAGTACAGTCAAACCATACAAAACCCTCAAGAGAGCTCTGACCTCAAAATCACCATAGAACCTCAGCCATACAAAACCCCGGCTGCCTACAGGCAGCCGAATAGATCCTATATCCCACCAAACGTATTGCTATTGACCAGCATCCTTCCCCGTGATATGCTTCGGATGCATACTAATCCACCTACAGAGGATAAGCAAATGAGTGAGACGCTTCGTTGGTTTAAGTTTGATCATCTCCCGCAGCCACTTCATCCCGTGGCGGGCGAGGTCGCCGGGCTGGCACATTCCATCAACGCGCTCGTGCCGGATGGGCGGGAGAAGTCGGCGGGGATGAGGAAACTGTTGGAAGCGAAGGACTGTTTCGTGCGGGCCGCAGTCGAAGCAGATGAGTCCAACCCCACGCAAAGGGTTTAGGTCTCCCGCTCGGAATAAGATCTAATGCTCGTGTTAGTCGGGTGTGAGGAAAGCCAAATCGTAACCCGCGCCTTTCGCGCCCGCGGTCACATGGCGGTTTCGTGCGACCTAACGCCAACGCGAGGTAACCCGGATTGGCACCTGATAGCAAATGTGGAGGATGCAATTCCGTTATGTTCTTGGGACTTGATTATAATCCATCCTTCGTGCACTGCGATGGCGATGAGTGGGAACGAGACGTATGGTCCGGGCAAACCAAGGTATGCTGAACGTGTTAAAGCACTTGAATGGACGCAGTGGCTCTGGGGGTTGGCGAAAAAGCACGCGGAGAGGGTCTGTTTGGAAAACCCAGTCTCCGCCATATTTAACCTTATCCATTCCGTCCAGTACGTGGAACCCTGGTGGTTCGGCCACGCTGAGACGAAACGAACTGGGCTTGCTTTATTCAATCTGCCAAAGCTTACTCCGACACAGATCATGAACCCCGTCCACTCCCGTATACATGGAATGTCCCCCTCAGCCACCCGCTCACGTGACAGAGCACAAACATCCACTGGCCTCGCCGCCGCGATGGCAGACCAGTGGGGAGGGTTAGATGGATACTGAGCTTTCGCGCCGGGCGCCGTCCCTCGCGGAGATGGGAGTGAAGCTGCAAGCTGCTGTAAAGGCAGACACGCCAGAGCTTCGCGCCTCAACCGTGGCGCGGGAAGTCAAGGCTCGGAATCCCAAGCCCACAGTAAGGGGGCATTCCAAGATCTCGATCTCCCAGTTCCCTCGTGAGGTGTTCTCGTGAGCTACCACAGAAGACTAAACGAAGTTTCCCATTACGAACAGATGGATAAGGGTGTAGTTTCCTGGATGGTTGTGATTCTTGCGGCGGGCTTGGTTGTGTTGCTGTGGTGGGGCTGGCTGTGATTTTTTCTGAACCATCTATGGATGAGCTGCTCGCCCCGGCGGCTCATACCATTCGCGAGCGGGAAAGGAAGGTGGCTCCTTTTTCGTTCGTGCGCCGCGTGGGTGGCGCGGATAGAGGGCGGCAACCCTGTCGCGGGGAGATACTCGGACAGCAAAAAGGGCGGCGGTATGAGAATCGAGTCGGACGATGGCTCGCTCTCCATGCCGCCGCCCATTGCCTTACTGTGTTGGATCATATTTGGCTGGAATATAGATTCCAGCATGAAAGCTTCAACCGCAAAGCCCAACCAGATTTTGTACTCCAGTCCCAAGCCCACCCCTCGATCTCGTCCTCGATCTCGTGTTCGGGTTCGTGTTCGGAACAGCCAGGACAATCTACCCCTATCTCTTCCGCCGCGGGTTTAGTTTCCTTCGTTTGCGAAGTTAAAAACACCTGGACAGACACGAGAGAGCAGTTAGATTTGTACGTTGCATTGCTGGAAAAGTTAGGGCTAGAAACTGTTCCTGTCACCCTGTGTAGAAATGTAACACCTCAAACACCGAGGGATCTTATCGTTCGAAACTTTGATGAATTGTTTCCCTATGCGATAATGATGGTGAGGGTATGAAAATACCTAGTTTCCCTGAAAACCGACTGCTGGCCGGCAAACGGTTTGAGCCGACAGTTTCTGAGTTGTCTACTCCTGCACCAGCGCCAGACTGGTGGACAGCGCCCGCGTCGGTGAAACCACTTGAAAGCATTGAGGCGTTCCCTGCGCGGGCAGATGCTTATTTCCGTGACTGCAACCAACGTGAGGAACGCGCGACGTTGACTGGCTTTTGCGTCGCGATTGGGCTTCCCGGCCCGACTTCTCTGCTCCGGTTGGGGCAAAGAGTACCGGAGCTGCGAGCCACCATCTCTCGCTGCTGCACGCGAATCGCAGCCGGATATGAAAACATGATCGGCTCAGGTCAAAGCGCCGGGCCGCTGTTTATGTTGAAGAACATTCCTGACTATGATCCTGAAGATCCTGAGGGTTCACCAGCAGTCTTATTTTTCGAAGATCGGAAAGAGATTGTATTCACTGACGTAGTAGGTGCAGCGGGACAAGATAATGAATTTAACGGAGATGCGTTGGGAACATATCTCTCCATAATCAAGCGCACCCGGCCGCGGGAGCTGAAGCGTTCTACGTCTGAGGGAGTCTCTCGCCCGCAGCGGTTGTTACGGATTCTGTCTCCGGAAGAAGTTTCGGAACTGCAAGCAGAGAGTGAAGCTGGTGATTGAGCAAGAACCTGTCGATCCTTTCAACATCGACTGGAGGAAACCAGACTACGACTCTGTTTACGAATTCAGAGCTGCTGCTCTCGACCGCCTGCGGCAAAATCCCGCCGCGTTGGCTGGGTTGAAGGAATATTATTCGACTCACTGGGCGGATTTCATCACTGAATGGGGGATGACAGTTGATCCTCGTAAAACAGGAGAGAAATACGCACCATTCGTCCTCTTCCCCCGGCAGATCGAGTTCGTAAACTGGGTCTACGAACGGTATTTGAATGGTGAACGAGGGTTGGCAGAGAAATCTCGTGACGTAGGCTTTACCTGGCTCTGTGCCGCGTGTGCAACGTGTGCTTGGTTGTTTATTCCGAGGGCTGTTATTGGATTTGGCTCACGTAAAAAAGAACTCGTTGATAACGGAGACAACGATCCGGATTCAATTTTCTGGAAAGTTAGGACTTTTATTGATCTTCTGCCTCAAGATTTCCTCCCACTCTCCCACACCGAAGGCCGCAAGGCAATGGTAGTGCCGAACCTATCCAACGGCGCTGTGATAAAAGGTGAGATCGGTGATGAGATTGGCCGCGGTGGGCGTTCCTCGCTTTACTTCGTGGACGAGTTCGCCCATTTGGAACATGCTGATTTGGCAGAAAGCGCTCTATCCGCCAACACTGACGTGCGTCTATATGTCTCGACTGTTAATGGACCTGGAAATCTATTTTACAAACTCCGAAACCACTTACCAGATCGGCTGATTTTCATCTTCGACTGGAAAGAAGATCCGCGCAAGCGGCTAAACCCACATCTTCCTCCTGAACAAGAGCCCTGGTATAAGAAACAGGAAGAGGAGTTGCTTCCTACAACCTTGGCTTCCCAAGTTAATCGTGATTACCAAGCAAGCCAAGCTGGTAGTTTTGTTGAACAAGAGAAATTGATGACAGCAGTTCGTCGTCCCATCCACACAATTGACCAACCGTAACAGACTGTTTGGAAGCTTGGTGTCGATGCGGCGGGACAAGGGAATGATGAAATTGTTCTCTGGGCACGAAGAGGAAGATTGTCTATTCCGCCTGAAAAATATAAGAAATTGGATGGAATTCAACTCGCTTCTCTTGTAGAACGTAAAGCTAAAGGGCTATTAAAAACCGGGCCGGTCGGTTTAATCTCTATCGAACGGGATGGCCCAGGTGGAAGCTGTGTTGATCAGTTGTCCTACGGTCCGTTTTCCTCTATCACCGTCGGTGTTCACACTGGAACGAAGTTACGGGATGGCCGTAACTACAATCTCCGTGCATATCTCCA